ACTTTTAATCCTTCAGATTCGGATACTTTAAACACCACTACCGGAGTATTTACAATTCCAGACCATTTCTTTAGAAGTGGAGAAAGACTTACTTATACTCCAGGATCTACATTTATAGGTGTTGGTGCAAGTTCTGTTGGTATTGGACTAACATTAAACTCTGTTGGAGTATTGACATCAATACTTCCATCGGAAGTATATGCAATCAGGATAACAGATGATACTTTCAAAATATCAACCAGAGAGGATTATGCTCAGTTAGGAATAGGAGTAACCTTCACTTCGGTTGGAGAAGGTAATAGTCATCAACTTGAAATGTATAAAAAGAATGAGAAATCTTTAATTACCGTTGATGAGATTACTCAATATCCATTAGCAGTCACTCCAATATCATATTCATTGACTGGAAATGGTGGACAAGTCTCTGCTTCATCTTCTATATTTGCATTATCTGGAATATCTTCAATATTCCCAAATGATATTCTTTCCGTTGACGGGGAATATATGGGAATTGTGAATGTTGGATTAGGAACTACTAATGTTGGACCTATTACCAATACTGGAAGTCTCAACCTTGTTGAGGTTTCCAGAGGTTATGTCGGCACTTCTGCTACAACTCATTTAGATACAACTGGTATTGCAACCATATACAGAGGTTCTTATAATATTGTTGGAAATACAATTCATTTTACTCAACCTCCAACTGGCAAGCCTCAAATTGAAAAAACTAAGAGTAACTTAGATTATCCATCTTCAACTTTTGCTGGAAGAGTTTTCTTAAGAAATAATTATTCAACTAATATCATATATGATGATATTTCTGAGCAGTTTAATGGAATTGGTAGAACATTCACATTAACTTCTGGAGGAATTAACACTGTTGGTTTTGGCACTACTGGAGGAAATGGGATTCTATTCATAAATGGAATATTCCAAACACCAACTACAGAAAACAATCCAGATAATAACTTCAATATTGTTGAAGACACTGTTTTAGGTATTAGTAGTGTTGTCTTTTCTGGAATTAGAGACCCAGATACTTTGGAAATCATTACTTCAGAGTCTGATGTTAATCAAAATCAAACTCCAAGAGGTGGTATTATCGTCTCACTTGGATCTTCTGTAGGATTGGGTTATGCACCATTAGTAGGAGCATCTGTCACTGCTGTTGTTGGTGCAGGTGGATCTATTGTTTCTGTTGGATTAGGAACTACTGATGTTGTTGGTTCTGGATATAACGGATTAGTATCAATTGGTGTTTCAGTTTATGAGGAAAATCATGTTGGAAGTGCAGCAACAATTCAAGCATTTGTTGGTGCTGGAGGAACACTCAGTTTCAGTGTTGTTGGTCCAGGAACTGGTTACGTAAATCCAAAAGTTTTTGTTTCAGATCCATCATATGAAAATCTTGAGGTTATTGGTGTTTCAAGATTAGGAATTGGTCAGACTACAGATACTGGAATCGGTCTTTTACTGAATGTAAACGTCTCAGCAAGCTCAACAACAGGAATTGGGTCAACGTATTTTGAAATTAATGATTTCAGCATCTCTAGACAAGGATATTCATTTAAACGTGGTGATATCTTCAAACCAGTAGGATTAGTTACTGATTCTAGACTAGCATCTCCACTTTCAGAGTTTACATTGACCGTTTTAGATACTTACAATGATAATTTCTCTGCTTGGCAGCTGGGTGAGTTTGATTATATTGATTCAATTAAAAATTATCAGGATGGTGTGAGAACAAGATTCCCACTCTTCTATAATGGAGAATTATTGAGTTTTGAAAAAGAAGATGAAGATATGGATTTATCTTCATGCCTACTTATAACTATCAACGGAATCATACAAGATCCTAGCGTTTCCTATCAATTTGATGGCGGCACTTCGTTTACATTTACAGAAGCACCAGTTTCTAGTGATGATATTGCAGTATTCTTCTATAGAGGAACTATTGGAGATGATAGTATTTTGATAACTGATGTAAACACAACTCTACAGAAGGGTGATGAAGTTCGTGTTTATAAAAACAATACAATTCCTGGAACTGATACTCAAGATAGAAGAACTATCTTCGATTTATCATTCTCTGATAAGTTTGAAACAAACTCGTATAATGGTATCGGAATTGATGAAATAAATCCAAAACCACTGAGTTGGATTAAGCAAAAGGTTGATAAGAATATCAATGGTGAAGATGTATATAAATCTAGAGATTCTATAGAATCTCTGGTATATCCTTCCGCAAGAATCATAAAAGATTTTGCACCAACAGACACTGAAATATTTGTTGATGATGCAGACTTGTTTGATTATAATAGTCCGTCCAGTTTTGGTGGTCTTATTGTTGATGAATATGCTGGAATTACTACAGGTGCTATCACAGGAACTTATGATTCAGTTTCAAATATAGTGCTGACAAATGGATTCTCTGGAATTGTTACTGGCATTACAACATCCTCTGGAATTGGAACTTCTTTAGCACTTGAGTTTAACTTGTATATTGATAATCCATCTGATTATACTACATTACTTACTGGATATCCCATTTACATTTATGATACTTCTGTTGGAAATGGTGTTACTTCTATTGATTCTTCAGATTCTTCGATAGTTGGTATTGGAACTTCATTCTTGGATAACATTTATTATATACATGCAATATCCAATCAAGCTAACATCGGAATCATTACCTGTAATGTAAAATCCGATACTCTTGTGAGTGGTATTACAACAATAGGTTCGAATCTAAATCCAGTAGGTAAGTTTTCTTGGGGAAGATTATCAAATCCATCTGGACTAACAAGGTCTTCATCTCCACTATCAATAGGTGTTTCTGGATATACAATATCCTCTGGTCTATCAACATTCCCGACCATACAAAGAAGAGATAGTGGACTTAGAGATACTGGTGCTCTTCCAAAAATATTATAAATACTAAAAAACAATACAGCATGAAATGGCAGCAATAGTATCAGACCAATTTAGAATATTAAATGCAAAAAACTTTGTTGATTCCGTTTTAGATAGCAATAACTCTTATTATGCATTTTTGGGTTTAGCAAATGCTGGATCGGGTGTTGCCGACCCTTCTAATGGATTTGGAAGATCTTCAAATTGGGATACTGATACTCCGGTACCTACAGACAATCTTCAGTATTTTTCACAGTACAAAGATACTGCATTATTTGGTAAAAGAATTAATTCTGCAAACATAAGAAGATTAATAAGAAAAGTTGATTGGACTGTAAATACATCTTATGACATGTATCGTCATGATTATAGTCTAGCAAATCCCTCCCCAAACTCCAATTCAAGCAGATTATATGACTCAAATTATTATGTGATTAATAGTGATTATCGCGTTTATATTTGTATTGATAATGGGTCTTCTGGAACTAACTTGAGGGGTAATAGGTCTCAAGATGAACCAACTTTTACCGATTCTGAACCATCGGCAGCTGGAGTTAGTGGTGATGGATATGTTTGGAAATACTTATTTTCAGTTTCGCCAAGTGATGTAATTAAGTTTGATTCAACTGATTATATTGTAGTGCCAAATAACTGGGAAACAACTACTGACACAGATATCACCACAATCAGGGAAGCTGGTGATTCTACAGTGAACTTTAATCAAATTAGAAAAATATATGTTGAAGATGGTGGGGCAGGATATACATCTGGAGTAGTTGATATTTTGGGTGATGGTAGTGGTGCTAGAGCATTAATCAATGTAAACTCCAGTGGCACTATAACATCAGCTACTATAACTTCTGGAGGAAGTGGTTATACGTATGGAATAGTTGATTTAGGACCTCTTCAACCATCTGGATCTCTTCCTAATCCAGCAAAACTGATACCAATCATTCCACCATCAAGAGGGCATGGATATGACATTTATACTGAACTTGGGACTGACAGAGTTTTAGTCTATGCAAGATTTGATGACTCAACTAAAAACTTTCCGGTTGATACTAAGTTTTCTCAAGTTGGTATTATAAAAAATCCAAAAGTTTTTGGGAGTGTTTCAACTAACTTTACAGAAAATGATTTTTCATCACTTTTTGCAATTAAATTAACATCATCTTTTTCTGGAACACCAGTAGTGGGTGAAAAAATTACTCAAACTAGAGATGATGGAAATATTGCCAAAGGATATGTTGCATCATATGACAGTGAGACTAAAGTGCTTAAGTATTTTAGAGATAGGTCACTATATTTTGGAAATGAATCGGACCAAACAGATTATAATTCAGTAACAGAGGGATCAACAATTTACGATTTTGAGTCATCAACACAAAATATTAACTTTGTTTATTCTGGAGGAGTTGCTTCTATAGATACCACATTTGACTCAAATAAAGTTACTGTGGGAAATAAGCAGATTGATTTAGGAGTTACTTTCACTGGAGGACTTGCAAATCCGCAGATAAATAGAAAGACAGGAGATATTATCTACATTAATAATAGACCCACAGTGGAGAGAAATCTCAGGCAAAAAGAAGACATTAAAATTGTTCTAGAGTTCTAAAAATGACGCAAAAAACAGATTTAAATATTAGTCCATATTATGATGATTTTGATCCCCAGAATAACTTTTATAAAGTTTTATTTAAACCTGGATTTCCAGTTCAAGCAAGAGAACTAACCACACTTCAATCAATTCTACAAAATCAAATCCAATCGTTTGGAAGTCATATATTCAAAGATGGGTCTGTAGTTATTCCTGGAGGCATCTCATATGATGCTCAGTTTTTTGCTGTCAAACTATCACAAACTAATCTTGGTGTAGATGTATCTCTATACATTGATAAATTAATTGGAAAGAAGATAACTGGTGCTACATCTGGAACGACTGCAACTGTGCAGTTTATTGCGTATCCAGATGATATTAATGTAGAAGATCTTACAATTTATGTAAAATATTTGGATTCTGATGAAAACTTTGAAATTAATCAGTTCCAAGATGGAGAATCATTAGTTACAAATGAAAATATTACTTACGGTAGCAGTGTAATTAATGCTGATACTCCATTTGCAACTTTGGTTAGTGCTGATGCGACTTCCATAGGATCAGCAGCATCTATATCTGAGGGTGTCTATTTTATTAGAGGATTTTTTGTAGATGTTTCAAAAGAAACAATAATCTTAGACCATTATACAAATACTCCTTCTTATAGAGTTGGTCTAAAAATTGATGAGACCATTGTTTCCGCAAAAGACGATGATTCTCTATATGATAATGCTAAAGGTTTTACAAATTACGCTGCACCTGGAGCAGATAGACTAAAAATATCTCTTTCATTAACCAAAAAACTACTCACAGATTTTGATGATACTGACTT